GATCGAGGATGGAACTAAATGAACTTTTAACCGTAGCAAGTATTGCAATCAGTTTTTATATGCTTGGTCGGTTGCATGAATCTGTTATTTCATTCCGCAAGCACGTGGAAGAACTTTATAAAAACGTAGGTTAATATGATAGTCATATATGGTCGTACTCAATGTGAATTTTGTAATGCAGCCCAGGACATTTGTAAAAAATGGATGCTTGATTACGAATATAAAAATATTGAATACAATATATATTTAACTGAGCTTTTTGAAAAGCATGGAGCAGAAATAGATGTTCCTCATATCAGTGGTCTGGTTGATTGCCCTTACATAATTTGGAATAACAAATACATTGGACACTATAATGATCTTCTTAAAGCGATTGAGGAAACCGTCGGTGGTTATGGTGAAGGAGCCTTTTAGTCTTGGCTATCAGAAAACCAAACGACATCACAGTCGATAAATTACAATACGAATTAAAATCCGCAAGAAAGGACCTAGGTGAGTATCGCAAGGATAATGATGCATTGCGAAACGAAAATATGATGCTGTTATCAGTTCTTGAAGATCTAACAACGGATGAATCATATTGGTCTGAAAAGAGTCTAAAATCTGGAATTGTTTTTAGATTAAAAAATATTCTAACTCAAATTAAACAAATGGGAGAAATGTAAATGGCAAAAATGATTAGCCTTAGTAGATCAAACATCAATCAGGTGAAAAAGACAACCACTATTGGCAAATCAGTTCGCTCTCGTCCTAAAAATAAACACCAAAAGCGCAGTTTTAAAAAGTATCGAGGGCAAGGATGAGTCGAAAATTTATTTTTGATGTGGATGGAACTCTCACACCCAGTAGAGGAAAAATGGATCCAGAGTTCAAGGAATTCTTTTTGGATTTTATGAACCGCGAGCCATGCTTTCTGGTGACTGGTAGTGATTATCCCAAAACTGTAGAACAGGTTGGAGCAGAGGTTACTGAAAATGTTGCCTGTGTTTATAACTGTAGTGGTAATGATATATTCTTTAAGGGTAAACGAGTAAATTCTAATGAGTTTACTTTGCCTTCTGACCTAAAAGCATTTCTTCAGGAATGGCTAATTTCTAGTAAATTTTATTTGCGTACTGGAAACCATATTGAGGAACGGAAGGGACTGGTAAACTTTAGTGTCGTTGGCCGAAATGCCAAGCCAAAACAAAGGGGGGAATATGTTAAACACGACAAAGAGTTCCGTGAAAGAGAAACAATTGCATATCTAATCAACACACAATGGCCTGAAATTCAAGCGTCTGTTGGTGGTGAAACTGGAATTGATATTCACCGTCGAGGTTCTGACAAGTCTCAAATCCTTTCTGATTTTGACAGTGATGCTGAAATTCATTTCTTTGGTGATGCAATGGAACCAGGTGGAAATGATTATCCTCTTTGCCGAGCCCTTCGGGATAATACTAATCCTAAAACCTGTTGTTACCATGTAAACAGTTGGGAAGAAACATATAGTTATTTGAAAAAAATGGTTGACAAACCTGTGGGTGTGTGGTAATATAGTATAGTATCAAACATTGAGGTTTATATTATGACGATGCATTTAGTAGGTCCTTATATGACCACTACTAACTATAAAAAACGTAAGCAGAAAAAGCTTACATCAAATCAGCTCGAAAAACTTAGAGTTGAATGGCGGCGATACAATAAGGATTGCCGACGCAAACATATGCATAGTGCTCAGTTTCAAGAATTTGAGGACTATCTAAAGTATATTCGTGGTGAACACAAACCCAAAACAGAGTTTAAAATCTATGAGCCGAAGCCAAAGATTCCTCTCCGTGCAGAGACACATTACCCAAGCGTCAAGACGTCGAACTCAGTTCCTGGTTATGCGCCCAGAAAAGAGCCAAATGTCTACACAGGAGACCTTATTAAAGGAATCGCAACGATGCACAAATCCAACGCGGTCCCAATAACGTCCAAACAGGCAGCTATTGACGTAGCAAATATGCGTAGAGGTTAAAATGCGGTTTATTATTTCTTCTCTTGCGGCGCTAGCCGTAGTGTTTTCGTTCCCTGTAATGGCGCAAGGTCCATCTTTGGACGACGAAACAAGGCAGGACTACGAATGTCTTGCCCTTAACATTTATTATGAATCACGTGGATCAAATCTAGCAGATATGGCAGCAGTATCAGATGTTGTACTAAATAGAGTTCAGGATATGCGTTATCCTGGAACAATCTGTGGTGTGGTAAAACAAGGGCCTTTGGATTCTAAAGGTAATCCTATTCGCCACAGATGCCAATTCTCTTGGTACTGTGATGGCAAAAGTGACCGGCCCACTGACGAAGATTCCTATAAAAAGGCTCTTCTGATTGCTGGACAAATGTTATTCCAAGGTCGATATCGTGGAATATCAGAAGGTGCTACACATTACCATGCTAATTATGTAAATCCTGGATGGGCCAAAAAGATCACTCAGATCGGTCGTATAGGAGACCATATCTTTTACCGTTGGGACTAAATAAATATCTCCATGAACTAATGGAGATGATTTATGATTGTTGCAGGTATTGATTATAGTTTAAGTAGCCCGGCAATTTGTGTACACGAAGGTGACACTTGGGACTATAAAAATTGTCACTTTTACTATTTGGTTAAACGTGAAAAATTATTGGAGGCAGAAATGCCATTTATACCAGGGCTGTATCCTGAATATAACAATGATCTTGAGAGATATGAAAGTCTCTCGATATGGTCCCTTAATATTCTCAAAAAGCATAATGTAAATAAAGTATTCATCGAAGGCTATGCTTTCGGTGCGGTCGGCAGAGTATTTCAGATTGCTGAAAACGCAGGGCTGTTGAAGTATATGATATGGAAATCAGATATGGATATTGATGTATTTGCACCAACAATGATTAAGAAATTTGCCACAGGTAAAGGCAACGCAAATAAGGAAAAAATGTATGATGCATTTTTTTCTGAAAATGGGGTTGACATTCGAGCTAAGTGTGGTATTATGAATAATAACAGTTGGAATCCGGTCAGCGATATTGTTGACTCGTATTATATTGCCAAATTTGGTCTTGTTAAGGAGAATGAAAATGCAGATCAAGCGTAAGAGTGTAATTTCAGGTATTTGGAGAACTCGAGAAATCCGTGTTCGTCCTGACGATTATGATTCTTGGGAAAAAGGTTATGCAAGTGTAAATGATGCAATGCCTTATCTCAACGATGATGATCGTACGTTCATTTTGGCTGGCATTACTGATTCTGAATGGAGGCAAGCGTTTTCAGAACAAATCCGTTCTATTGTGAGCGATCGTTTTTAGTTGTAAGGAAAATAAATGATAGGATTTGGTGCGGACTATATTTGGTTGATCTTCACATATGGTGTAGGAACAGCCTTTGGGTGGTACATTGGCAATAAAAAGAAAACGGAAGATATTATTATGCTTGTGGTTGATGACCTTATTGAACATGAATATATTAAGGTCAGACGTAAAGATAATGATGAGGTTGAACTTTTGAAACATTGGGAAGATTTATGATTGTGATTTTTAACGGTCCTCCGGCATCTGGTAAGGATGCTGGGACCGAATATTTTGCTAAGAATTTTGAATATGAACATCTCAGTTTTAAATATCAACTGTTTAAGGAAACATTTAAACTGTTCGATGTATCCAAAGATTGGTTCATGGATGGCTACCATGATCGTAAGGTGAAGGAAGCACCTTCGGCACAACTTGGTGGTCTGTCTCGTCGTGAAGCAATGATTTATACTTCCGAAAAACATATTAAACCAAAATATGGGAAATCGTTCTTTGGCGATAAAGTTTCCGAGGAAATTGATGTTAATAAAAACTATGCAATTTCAGATGGTGGCTTTATGGAAGAACTGTATCCGATTATAAATAAAGTTGGATACGATAATATGGTATTGGTTCAATTGGTTCGTGATGGTTGCTCATACAGTTCAGATTCCCGGCGTTATTTCAATGGAAAGCCGCTTGAGGAATATGTAATCTCCCACGAAACAGATCTTATTAAGGAACACCTCCTTCCAGAGGAAATTCCTATTTTGACATATCGGATTCATAACAATGGATCACTACCAGATTTTTATAACATACTAGATGAAATACACAATAAACTAAACTGAGGAATATATTATGACTGATAATCGTGACACCACTATCCCTGATCGTGACACAATCGTGACATCACTAAAGGAAGGCGTTTGCATTGTAAACTTCACCAAGCAATCTGGAGAAGAACGTGTAATGCAATGTACTCTTAAAGAGGACCTTCTTCCCCCAGCAGATAAAGCAGATCCTTTAACACAGAAAAAAGTTCGTTCTGTTACTGAGGAAGTTGTTGTTGTCTGGGATATTGAAAAACAAGGTTGGAGATCCTTTCGCGTGGATAGTGTAAAAACTTTTTCAGCGGTAGCAATTTAAAATAAAAAAGGTAAAAAATATGAGTTGTTTATATAAGGGACAAGTTGTAGAATCGGAACTGTCTGCAAATGCTCGAGGTGGTACCGAAATGATGAGGGATCGGCTATTAAATAATGCTGATCCAGAGCTTCTAAAGCAAGTTGCAGTTCATCTTTCTCGACCTCGTGAATTGTATGAGGATGTTCCTAATATTCTCTGGTGCCATGATTTGGCCGAGGATCCTGAAAACGAAAGATTAAAGGACGGTGGTTGGAAAGATTTTGATCATTTTGTCTTTGTTTCGGCATGGCAACGTGATCAATATGTGCTTCGGTATGGAATTCCTTATTCAGAGTGTACTGTGATCTACAATGCCATCGAAAAGGAGTATTTGCCCAAAGAAAAGAACACAGATACGGTTCGCTTCATTTATCACACGACACCACATCGTGGTTTAGAATTATTGATTCCTATTTTTGAGGCTCTTTCTCAAAAGTTTGAAAATATCCACCTTGATGTATATTCTGGGTTTGACATTTATGGCTGGGCAGAACGTGATGAGCCATATAAGGGTCTTTATACTCGGATTGATTCACATCCAAATATGACATATCACGGTGTCCAAGATAATGAAACCGTTCTGAAGGCTCTCGAGGATGCTCACGTATTTCTATATCCTAATATTTGGAGAGAGACCTCTTGTATTGCATTGATTGAGGCTATTAAAAGTCAAGTCATTTGTATTCATCCAAATCTTGGTGCTCTACCAGAAACGGCTACAAATGCTACAATCATGTATGACTTCAACGAAGATCCAAAAATTCATGCAAATTATGCATTTGCAATTACTGCGCAACTTCTTGTCGCAATGCAGCAGGATCCTAACTATTTCAATAAATGGACATATTCAGACCGATTTGCCTTGGCGAGGAATAATGTACAATCGTTCTCAACTGTGTGGAATCAAACTCTTAGGAATCTAACAGATGACTGATAATATTATCCAGTTCCCAAAACTAGGACCTGGACCGTCCTCTCCTGAAGAGGTTGCAGAAATGCTACAGGAATATAAGGAAGATTTTGCAAATGAAATAGCTGAAATGCTGTGGAATCATGTAATTGGTGAATTGCATAGAGCCGGTTGTGACTTCCATACTGATATGAATAAATTTTTTCCTTCAATGATGTTAGTATTGGACTCTATTCGGTCTTTGCATTTGCAATCACAGGGTGTATCTCACCCACTTCAAGAAGTTGCTAGACAGTCAATCCATCCAGACGACTTAAAAAAATTGGTTGACATAAGTGAAGAATTGGATTAATATAAAGGTAATGTGAAAAATAACGGTGTAATATTATGGCTATACTAATTGATTATAACCAAGTTATGTTGGCAAATTTATTTGCTAGTATTGGTAATCATACTAATGTGGAGGTTGACGAAAGTCTTATCCGGCACATGTTTTTAAGTTCTCTTCTAAGAATTCGTAAAAAATTCAACGAGGAATATGGTGAGATTGTTCTGTGTGCCGACAGTAAAAATGTCTGGCGTAAAGAGGTTTATCCTTATTATAAGGCAAACCGTAAGCGCAGCCGTGACGAATCTGATTTGGATTGGAATCAGTTGTTTAATGTGATGCACAAAATTCGTGACGAGGTACGTGATAATTTCCCTTATAAAGTTCTATGGATTGAGCACTGCGAGGCGGACGATATTATTGCAACAATCTGTCACGATCACGGTACTGAACTCAATACTGGTTCCGAAAAATATCTTATTGTGTCAGGTGACAAGGATTATATCCAGTTGCATGTCTATGCAAATGTGGCTCAATACGATCCAATTCGTAAGCGGTGGATCAAAAACAATGATCCGAATAAATATCTTCAGGAACATATTTTGAGAGGCGACTCTGGCGACGGCGTACCTAACGTACTGTCTCCGGACAATTGTCTTGCCTTAGGTGAACGTCAGCGTCCTATGACATCAAAACGACTGAATGTATTACTTGAAGGTACTGAAAATATGGACGAGGAAACACTTCGTCGGTATCACAGAAATAGAATGATGATTGACCTCAACGAGGTACCTGAAA